TCCAAAAGAATATTAAACTCTTTTGCATTGTCATAAATTGCCTTAATAGTTGTTAATCTTAGCCCTATCACCTTAAACTCTTGTTTAATCTCTCTTATTGTTGTCATTTTATCCCCTTAATTTCGGTTAAATATTAATCTATTAAGTAAAATTGATCATTAATCGTTGTCATTAAAACAACCTCATCCTTGTCATTCATTCTATATTCTGCATTATTTATCATTTCTGTAATTTCTTCATGCTGATCCCAATCCCCTGCATTAGCACATACTTCTAATTGATCTTCTAATTGTTGAATAGTCATATTTGCCTCGTTTATTTGTTTAATTGTGTCGTGCATTGGTGTAAAACTACAGAAAGCTATTAAAACAATACAAGTAAATTAATGTGAAATATCGAAGTAAATTAGCAACATGAACAAAATTAATAAGTTAAATAGGGAAAATTTCGGTAAAGCATGAAAGAACCTATACCCGATTAAAATGGTCGTATATAGAACATCGGCATTCATTACTTCTCTACATCCTACATTAAACAAGCAAAAGAACTATATTTGCATATCAATCAATCACCCTTATTTACGCTATATTACTATCAATTAACGGTTTAAACGCCTACAATCGGGCATATTGGCCGTGTATTGGGTACTCCTGGCATCTGTTTAACGGTATATTTGAACCATATTATGTAAGTTAATAGGTATGTATCACAATGTAATATCCGTACTAATTGCCAAGATTATCAGCTAATATCCTTAATTATGCCCATATTCAGCCATTTTCAGCAATTTAGCCGAAAAATTAACATACTGTTATTTAATGATGTTACTTAGGATGCTCCACCGCTGGCTATAGCAAGTATTTCATGCTGTGGATTGGTCAGTATTTCATGCATACAATAACAAGCGAAAATATTGCTACGAAATTTCCAGGTACTTTGCAAGTTTTATTTTATGTAACTAAGTGTAACAAAGGAAGGGGGTAGGGCGGACTGGCATAAAATTTGAGTATGTATATCAACCTCTCACATTTTTGGTCAAAAGAACTACATCAGACTACTCTCACATTTCAAAAGAACTACATCGGATTTCTCTTGTTTTGTATTAGTTAGAGTCCGTATATTATTGTATGGAAAATAAGACATATAAGTTAGACTGGGAGTTGGATGTTAATTTTAATATAGAGACGAGTGGTTATACTATAAGTGCAAAGTACGAAGATACTATTTATCAGATAGCGACTCCTGACATGGATTTATCGACTTTTGGTCGTGCGTTGGATTTATTATTTAAGAAGATAGAGGAGTATGAGAATGAAAAAAGTAGATAGGATTATAGCCCTATTCCCAAGCAGGGAAACTTCTTCTCCTTGTATTGAGAGGATGTTTAAAAATGATATTAAAAAGATAATAGATGAGCCAGAAGAAACGATTGACTTTAAGTTCAAGATTTACGAGATGAACGATACTCCTATTCATATATATCAAATGGAAGTTGAAGAGTATTGTAAAGATGGATGGGAGGTAGCGTCTGTGGCAACCACTTACAAGAGTAGGGGTAATTATGTTGATTTGCAGGTAGCTACAGTTTTATATAGGAGAGATAATGATATTCTTAAGAAATAAGAGTTATGTATGTCAGATGGGAGATGCGGAGGTTGAGGTATATGTAGACGAGAACGGCTACCAGAAGATCAACCTGAGTTCATTTGACAAGTACATGCCCCCTGCTGAGTTGCGGAACTTCTTAGGTGAGCTCATGGATATAACTTGTATAGTGGAGTCGAAGGATAATTCAGGGGAATGAATTCTTTTAAATGTTGGAAATGCGGTACAATAGTCTATTCTGATAGTGATATTTTGGATATTGTATGTACTACTCCAATACCGATAAGAACCAGTGGTATATGTGGAGGATCATTTCAGTTGACCGAGGATAAGGGTAGTAAAATATTAAATAGGGCTTTAGAGATGATTAAGAATATGAATGAGGAAGAATTCACTAATTTAGTTGAAGGCTCAAACAAGAGAAAGGCTATAGGCGAGTATTAAATGAAACACCGTAGAAACGACATAGCAATAGTTAAGGATGGTACTGGTATTGGTCTTTTACAGAAGAAGGCTATTAACATTATGATTCAAGACCCAAAGAAGGGTTTTAATGCGGTAGCTAAGGAGACAGGATGTAGCAGGACGGCTCTGTATAAGTGGCGTAGAGACCCTGTTTTCGTCAAAGCGTACCATAAAGAAGCTGATATTTACTTAGACTCCTTCCTTCCTCAAGTAGACAGGGCGATGGTTAACAAGGCTTTGGAGGGTGACGTGAGTGCTGCCAAATATTTGAGTGAACTCCGAGGTAGGATACAGAAGAAGGTTGATATTACTATAACAGCTCCTTTTACTGAGTGGCAGAAGCTTCAAGAGCCTGTAGAAGAGGGCAAGGTTGAGATTGTCGAGCCTGAGATTAATTTTGAGACAAAGGGTGAGCGTACTAATCGTATGCGTAACGAGCATAATGAGTGGAAGAGAAGGGCAGACGATATTGGTGTCCCACAGTTACCTTCTGGAAGACCTACAAAGGAAGCCTTGGAAGAGTGGCATGAAGAAATCTTATTAGCTGAGGCGAATTATGAAGGTTGAAACAGCCTTACGCATTAAAGAGATGAATGATGAATATCTTGAACTCTGTAAGACGTTTATGGAGAAGAAGACTTTAGAGGAGTTGGAGATTATACTTTCTCTTGTCCTTTTGACGTTAAATTTTCAAATTTTAGGAGAAATGGGGTGTGGTGGAGAAAGCTAAGGTAGGGAATATTGTATTTAGTGACGCATACATATCTATGTATAAATCCCTTGAGGATTGCTTAGAAGTATTCTCTGAGAAATATGGTACGAGTGTTCGTGAGATAGAAAGGCATTGGGAAACGCAAAGCTTTACCATTCAATTTGATTGTGAATATTTCGATGAGATAGAATTAGGATGGAATAGTAAAGTGCCTTCGTATCATCTTGTAGATGGAAAGATAGTTCGTGTATAAAGTTGAAATAATCCACGAGGACGGCTCTTTAATCAAACGTCTTTATTTATTTGGTAAGGTTTTTTACAAAGGTTTTTTCATAGAATTGTACGAAGAAGGACAGACTTCACATAAGGATTTATTAGCATGGAGATTTACAAACAAGGAACGAAAGTAGAGATGTATGACGGTGGTACAGGTATCATAGTAAACGCCATAATAGAGGGGTCGATGGTCAAGTACACAGTAGCTTATATAGGAGAGGACTACTCGCAGGCGGTTTTTAGTGAGTGTGAGTTGAAATTCGGTAAAGGAGAGAAGGCTCAGATTGGATTTATTTCTTCAAAGCCTTCCTAAACCCTTGAAAGAACTTCTTAATGTTCTCAGGGGTGTACTCTCTAAATACCCAAGGTCTACCTGGAACTTGAACACCTTTACCTTTCTTGTAGAAATTAAACAGCTTATCCCCTGCAAAGAACCTATTCTTGGTTACAAAACCTTCTTCTTGATACAGCCCATACCGAAAGAAGCTGAGTTTACTCTTTGAAGATTTCAGAGAACCTAAGAGTCCTCCATCAGCGATTAACGGTTTTTTACCTTGTCCTCGGAGGGATCTTGTTTCTAACGTGGACTCTTCTAATCCTTTTAGACCTCCTCTTAAGGTTTTTCCCGACTGCGTTTTAGCGTCTAAAGCCCCTCTATTGGTCAATCCTGTTATCAACTTTGGGAGCTGGGTCGCTAACTTTTGGAAGCTGAAGTTTGTCTCTATTCTTATCATTTATTTTCTTCCTTTTCTCCCAAGCTTTATTAGCTTTAGCTATAGTGCCAAGGTCTTCGTTATATTCCAAAGTAAGTTCTGCATTTGTTATTAAGTCTAATCTAAGTCTATGGTCATCCCAAATAATCTGATCGTTAGTGCTAAGAGGGTACTCAGGTGGAATAAAGTCCAAACCAAGTTTCTCGTCAAGGGTCACGCCTCTCGCTTTTGCAAGGGCTTTCTCAACTTCATAAATCTGATCTTCGTACAACCTCCAAAGCTCTATATCGTCTACATAGTCCTCATGTCTCTCCAAATCCCTTATCATCAAAGAGATACCAGAGGGGACTTCGCCACCCTGCTCACTCCAGGTAATCCAGAGATGGTTGTTCTGAGCAACAAGTTCGACCATAAACTTAACAAGGTCTACAGAGGTCTCGAGATCGCCTCCAGGACTCTCGATCCCAAACTTGGAGTCGGGGTCGTCCAGAGCTATGATATTGTTGACACCCATACGAGAATAGGATTTATCGGAATCTACCCCAGTCATCCAGGGTTGACCCCAGAGTTGATACCTACTCCCAACGGCAAGTTCGGTCATTGTTACATTTACTTGCTCGTTAGCAGTGATAATATCGGTAGCACCCTCAACGAAGAACTCGTCGAGTTGGTGATCCTTGTGTGTGAAGATGACGGGTAGGATACCTAATCCATGATTAATTGTACTCTCGTGTATCACCCCACCGTCGTTATCAAATTGTTTATACACTGTATCATCATAGTAACCCCACCCAAGCTCTGCGGTATTTGAAGGATCTGAAACAGGAAGCATTATAGGATATGCTACAGCTATTGGGTTGAGAGCATCCTTCCCAAAGAATGGAACAAACTTATAAATCTGTTGATACTTGTAAATGAGACTTTCACCAAGAGAGGGGAGAATAGCCATACTCCCGTTCAAATTGGACATCTTTTCTTGATGTTTCATGGCAACGTCTTTGTTGAGGATCATATCACTGTATTTCGCCCCACCATTCCTTTTAACACCTGCTTGGTATATTCTACTCATCTTATCAATGAATCTTGCAGTGAAGTTATAGTTTGACATTGGAGCTTCTTTTGATGTAGCCCCATCGAAATATTCTGAAGTATATTTATTGGTGTTAGAGGAGTAGTAGTCCAGTTGTTTATTGACTTCCTCATCTCTCATTCTTATCCGTTCTAATTTTAAATCCTGTAAGGCATTTTTTATTGTTTCGTCTGATAACATTACCAACTCCTATCTAATAGTGTGAATCTTCCTCGTCTTATTGGGTAGCGATTGATAACGAAGTATCTTGTTTCATCGCAAGTATGATCGTGAAGCCCATCTTTTTTTGGTTTCAATTTAAGTTCTTTACCGTCATCTTCTGGATAACTGTAAGCTTCATAATCATCTATTGAGTTTACACACTTCTTATGGACGTGGAACTTCCGTTCACCGTTCGCATTTTCCATAAAACTTCTAACATGTTCAATACCTGCTGGGATGTCCTTGGAGACTTTATCTCTCTTGTAATGTACTTTTATCCCATGCCTTTTAAATATTTCTATATCTCCGATACCTGACCCACCTATTGCTGTACCTGCTGGATCTCCGAAGTATTTAATAACTCTGTAAGGTTTTGCCAATATCCTTCTTGCAAGAACCTCTGTTTTTATATTTGTTTCGTGAGAAATCTCATCTATCTTATAAATGTGATCTCTTGAATCAGTTTGATACCATCCGACGGCAGGCATCCTATACCCAAAGTCAATAGAACAGTAAGTTGGTAGGTCTGGATCGTAGGGGAAATCACCAACATCCAAATACCTATCAAATGGATAGACCTTGCCTGCATACGTTGTAAACTTAGCACCATACTCTTGATCGAATGATTCCTTTGTTAGATTTCTCTTAACTGACAGCAGGAACTTATCTCTCTTCCCACCAGGATAGACATGTTGATTAACCCATGATGGTGCTTGATAAGAGAACCAATCAGGGTCTTTCTGTCCTAAGACATACTTATCATATATATGATTATACCCTTTTGGCGTGGTTATGAATATCCCTTCCCCACGTCTATCTGCCAAAGTTGGCTGTAAGAGTTCATCCCAAATGACCTTCTTCATCCTTGCAGCCTCATCCATTACTACTTTGTCTAATCCCTCTCCAATAAGAGAATCAGGATTCTCAGCACTTTTAGCATGGAGGGTTGACCCCCAAGCTGTCTCTAAATACTTCTCCCCTTTACGATTAGACTTAGCCCTTATATTCATCTTCTCATTGTGAACACAAGTCTTCCAGACCTCTCGAAACACTAAGTCTGTAAGATTATGGTTAGGGGCTACAATCCAAGACCTTGTTTCAGGTAAAGACATCGTAACCTCCAACTCTTTAGCAGCAGATAGCGTCTTCCCAAACCTTCTTCCACAGACGTACGCTCTATAAGGAGCATACTCTTCTGGAAAATGAACCTTTTCTTGTCCTCTATGCGGTATGTATCCTGTGAATTTAAACCACTCTTTTTTGTATTCACAGTGTTGTTCCCAATTTTTCACGCCTCTTTAACACCTAAACTAACATTTTGTTTCATATAATGTTGTATTATACAAGTATATTGGAACTTTATGATTATGTGTATGTTTAAGACGCTAATTAAATACTCGCAGGAGGCTAAATTGACAGAAGAAAACAAGACCGCAGAACTCAATGAAGAGGTTAACAAGGGTGGTAAAGATTATGTTCCAAGAGACAAGTATAATGATACCAAGGAAGCACTAAAGGTAGCAAACGAAAAGTTGTTACAGATTGACAACGATGCTGAAAAAGCACGAGTTAATAAGCTTTCTGAGGATGGGGAATTTCAAAAGGTCATAGAGGCTCAGAAAAAAACTATCGAATCATTACAACCTCAAGTTGATGATTGGAACAACTATAAATCTAAAGAGAAAGAGAGTTTGTTAGGGAAGTTACCCGAAGAAAAACGGGAAGCCTTTAAGGATACTTCAATAACGGTTCTCAGAGAAGTTGTTGCGATGCAGACGAAGACAGTTGAAATTGATCAGGACAATTTACAGGGTAGAGGAAAAGCTCCCTACAAGAATCTCGGTGAATTAGCTACTGCCTTTGGTACAGGAAAGATTACTCAGGCTACCTATAAAAAGGAAGCTTTGAAGTTTAGACCAGAGAAAGGTTTGTATTAATTAATGAAAGACCTGAAGAATGTAAACAAGAAACCAACTGACCTTGATGGATTCAACCCTGATAAAGAGGGTAGAGTCTCAACGGGTACTATAGGTGGTGAAATGGTTTATGTATGGGATGATAAAGAAGTTATCTCTGATTCTGATGGTTTTGGTATGTTAGTTGGTAAACAGGAAATCCCTGGTAGGTTAAAATTTAACCAATCTATCCCTTTGGATCGTTTTAATAAAATTTTCAAAGGAGAATAAATTATGGCTGCTGGAGATATTAGTTATTATGCTGGTTCGTTAGTAGAAAGAATTGTAATTGCAGAGGCGTTAGTAGCGTTATCTGATGCGAATGTTATGTTGCCTCTCGTTACCTCTAAAGGTTTTGATGCTGCAAATACTATTTCATTCCCAAAATGGAATTTAGGAACTAATAAGATAACTGCAAGTGATGTGTCACAGTCCGACCCTGGAACTGACGCTGCTGCTGTTCTTATTGATTCAGAAAAGAAAACCTTAACACCTGCTCGATATAACTTTTATATTCCTCTTTTTGATGACTCAACTGATTCATCTGAAGAAGGCGATATTAATGTTACATTAGGTCGTTTAGGTGCAAATGCTATGGGTGCGAAGATTGATAATCTCATTTGTGCGAAGTTTGATAGTTTCTCAGCGTCTAACGATGTTGGTACTTCAAGTGTTGCTATAAGTGTGGATAATTTCTTTGAAGCTATTGCATTGCTCAAAACTGCTGGTGCTATGGGAACTTATCGAGGTGTATTTGACCCACGACAGATTTGGGGAGCTTATGGTCTTTCAAACGACCTTATTACTTCTCAACAGTTTGGTGGGACACCTGATAAATCAAATGAAATGCTTACGACTGGATTTATTGGAAGTATAGCTGGAATACCTATTTACACAAGTAGGGAAACCACAACTGCCACAACTGCTACTAAGGCTGGAATCTTTGGTGATGGAGCTTTAGCTTTTGGTTATGTCAATCCTCTTATTAGGTTCGAGCCTGAGAGAGAAGCTAAGAAACAGCGAACAGACTATGTGTTCTCTGCTAATATGGCTACTGATATTTACCAATCTACCTACGGGTGTCAGGTGTGGACTAAAACAAGTGCTGCATAAGGAAACTTATAGGAGACTATGAATAAAGTTATGATAGGAGTGGCTACTTACAATGGTCACTCCTATTGCCGACCTAAGTTTATTGATAAACTAAAGGTTATATCAAAAGGTCACGAGGTGATCATAGTTTGGAACTCTTCATGGAAAGAGGACAAACAGGGTATTAAGGAGTATGAACAAGCAGGGTTCAAAGTTATCTCTTTAGCGGAGAATAAGGATGAACAGGGCGTTGAGCTTCTTGCAAGAAAACAGAATGTTATTAGAGATTGCTTTTTGAAATCCGATTGCTCTCATCTATTGATGCTTGAGAGTGACAATATAGTGAGTGATGGATGTATTGACCAACTATTAGAACATGATGTTGAAGTAGTTACAGGTCTTTATTTTGTCCAATCCGTTCAAGAGATTATCCGTCCAGTTAGCGATGTTGTTAAGCAGCACCCTAAGTATGAGGAAATGGGTGGTTTTGATGTTTCTCTTATTATCCGTCAATGTCCTATCCCTACGATATGGGGTATATTTGGCTGTGAGATATTTGAGAACATGGATAACCCTACTTCAAGTGCTATGAGGTGTTGGACTTTAACAGACTACATTGATTACCAACAAAACGGTCATAGGTTAGTGCCTATATTCGCAGCAGGTGTCGGGTGTGTCCTATTCAGTAGAAGTGTTATTGAGTTAGTCCCCTTCCGTAGTCAGAATGTAGAAGATCCAGATGAAAAGCAATTAACTGATTTCATTTGGTATCACGAAGCTTGGAGACATGGGATAACATCTTACGTTGATATTCAGTGCTTAGTTCAACATTACCACAGGCAGTCTGCTGGTCTTGGGAACTTTAGTAAATGGTTTAGGGCTGATACGATGGAGAGGAAAGTTGAAACGAATTGAAAAATTATATGGGAAACATGAAGGTGAATCCTGTTATATAGTTGGTAAAGGCGTTTCTCTCAAATACATTTCTAAAGACCACTTCAAAGATGGCTTTATTATTACTCTGAATCAGGCTGTTGATTGGGTTGAACCACTTGAATTAGATAATACGGTTTATTCTATGCAGAAGGATCATATTGTCTCTCCTGATACTAAATACCCTATATTTATTCATAGTCACGAATCTTTAGATGAGGTTGGTGATTTAGAAAACGAATTTTACGTCTTCACAAACCATAAGATCGGATTAAGGTCAACCTTCCCAAGCATTTGTACTTCAATTACACTTGCTAAGTTATTTGGAAGTAATGACATTACACTTATAAGTTTTGATGCTATTACTAATGGGATTATTGAAAATGCAATGGGAAAGAGTTGGAAAGATTACGAGGATCACGGTAGAATGGCAGGACAGTTATTAAATGGTGTTAAATGGATAACACCGAAGGAGAAATAATGAAAAATAATTTTAATTCAAGCTCTGCTTATGGGAAATCATTAGTAGTGAGGGCAAACGTAGGAACTATATATGGGTTTCATGGATACAATTCAGGGGCAGATGCTTACATTCAGTTGTTTGATTCTGCTACATTACCTGCTGATGGTGGCGTGCCTTATGGTGGGGTGTGTATATATGCTCCTTCTGGACAGGCTTTCTCGTTTAATGCCCCACAGGGCGTACCTTGTTATTCAGGGATTACATTAGTGGCATCTACGTCAGACACAACAAAAGTTCTTATAGGTACTGATACTGTAATATTCGGTGCATCCTATAGACCAATAGTTTAAGGAGAGAAAAATGGCTGATATAAATTCAGGGAATAGTCTTGTTGGTGATAACGGTGCGTTAAATAGTGTCAATTCACTGATAATGAATCCCACTTGGAATAGGCGTACATCTTCAATACCAATATTATCTACTGCACAGGATTTAACAACAACTGCTGCTGATGTAGGAAGTGAAATAGCTTGTGGTGGTTACGATTATGCTTACGTCTATATGACAACGGTAATGGGTGCTTCTGCTAACGACTTTAGAGTGACGGTGTTTGCAAAGCATGAATCTGCTGGTGCAGAGGAAATCCCTATGGATGATGGGTTTGTGACCATATCAGGTTCGACTTTTACTGCCCCTTCTACTGTTGCAATACCTTGGTTTGAGCAGACTGAAGATGTAAGTGCTGATTTACTTATTAGGATTGCATTGGACAACTCGGTAAGATACCTACAATTACAAGCTCATGTGAGTGATGATACTGGTAATGATTCTACGATAGCGACAGCAGATGTAATCTTGGGTTACTAATGCAGGTATCTATAAAGGATCTTGACCCTGGTTTACTCACTTCGATGGGTAAGTATGGTAATGTCAA